AAGAACGTTTGCGTATAATGTTCAAGGATATACAAAAACCATTCGATGATAACTGTCCAAGTGAACGTAAAAACTTTTTGAGTTACTCGTATGTTTTATATAAGTTTTGTGAACTTTTGAGCGAAGATAAGTACCTTAAATATTTTCCCCTGTTGAAATCCAAGGAGAAATTATACCAACAGGATGTTATTTGGAAGAAAATATGCGAAGATCTTCGTTGGGAATATATACCTACCATATAAAAATATACATGTATATTAAATGAACTTTCCAGTGCGTAACAGCAAATCTAAAAAGTTGCAAAAGGAAACGAATAACAAATACCCAGATTCACCAAAACCAAAATCTAAAACCAAATCGAAGGCGAGAAAGAACCCATTGAGAAGGGGTGTTGTATATAATAGTTTGAGCAACATGCTCAAAAACTTTGCGAACAAAAAGCGAAATAACCCCGAAGTTTTCGAAAACATTAACGACAAGCTTAAAAGATAAGTCTTTAATACAGGTAATGAACAACAACGATCCATATTATAATTTCTGTTTAGAAGAAATCAGGTTCTACACAGAAAAGATAAATGAAATTATAAAAGAGGGGCTTAAAGACCCTAAAAAGTATTACGAAGAATCCAAAAGTGAATGGAAAAAGATCTACCAAATGATTCCGGTTATGTACATGATGAACCAGATGGAAGAAGAAAAAAAATAATTAGTTATTATAAATGTCAGTCGCATTACTTGGTGGTGGTGGTGTATTATTATGTTGTTGTTCGAGTTCAGCAGCCGGCGTCGGTGCATATTTTGGTGGATTTATACCCGGGACATTAAAATGGTTTATGAATAATCTTGAAAAATCTGTAACATCTATTATATCTAATGGTGCTAAAGAAGATGATTGTAAAAAAGTAAGAAAATTACTCATTGATTATGAAGGATTATTGGTTCAGAACCGAGATGCGTTTGAAGATAGATTTAGTGAGAAGGAATTGAAAGTAATGGCAATTATAAAGAAATTAAGGCTTCATACATGTAATCATACAAATGATATAGATCCAATTCTTACATCAATAAAAAATGCAAATAATTTAAAAGAGGGTGAAGATCCAAAAGATATTTGTAATGAAATCAAAGAAGATAAGCGATTTTTATACGGAAACTATTTATATTGGAATGATTCTAAAGAAGAACTTATGGCCTTGGAAGATTATATAGATTCTAAATTAAATACTGAAGATGGTTCTGAAGTAATTGAATCTGTCGGTAAAAAATGTGAAGCAGTTGGTATTAATTTACGTTAATCCAAAGTCACATATCTAACTTCTAACTCGGAGTTAAGTGTAGGTGGAAAATTTATTAAATACGCTTCCGGGAACCCCGTCAAGCGTAGATAATTTTGTGCTTGTGTGACCATGACATCATTCATGGTTTTAACTGATTTCAGTTCTACAACAGTTTTATTATTTAAAATTAAATCGGCGCGAAGATTCCCTATTGTATGTTCTTCGAATACAATAGGAACTATTCTCTCCGTTTCGTAGTGTACCCTGTTTTTCCGTAAGACAACTTCCATCGCATTGTGATAAACACGCTCGCTATAGCCGGGACCAAGTACTTTATATACGTGTGCGGCATACTGTTGTATCATTTACTTATTCTTCGGCTATTGTTTCTAAACCAGTTTTACCTGCCATATCTTCTTTAAAGTGTCCATTTTCAATATCTTTCATAAGATCTATATACTGTTGATTATACCTAATTAGACTTCTAGATAATTTCATCAAGTTTTTATCAAGATCTGTAAAATGACCAATCTCTATCGATACAGAGACATGTTGTTCATACCTTCGAGTAACGTCCTCAATAGCGTCCATCAACTCATTTGAAAAGTATATACCCGCCTTTATGTATTCTTCTACACTTTGCGTCATTATAATATTATTTATATAAAAATGTTCACTTATCTTAAAAAAATGTGGATGTTACTCTGCAGACCTATAACTATACCTACGAACGTTACAGGGCAAACAATACTCAGTACCGATAAATGTAGAATTGTAACCATTTCTCCAACGAATGATAAAAGTAGGTTTGTTATTGATTTAGTTGAAGATGCACCCGAAATTTACGTAAAACCAGATAAAGATGATGACATAATATAAACAAATGCCGTCAACACCTTTTGTTAACAGTAGTATAAGGTCGACTATACCTAATCCATGTGAAGGTCTTCAACAAATACTTATTAAGGTAATATACGAAAACGAACGCGGGCGAGGCCCCGTTCAGAGTATCGAGGCATATGCATCCCCTATATTTTCATTCAATTATAATGCATCGTATCTTAACCGTAACGATATGTTACCTACACCCGAGGACGGCACGATTCGGCCAATATCCATGTTTAATTATAATCAGGGTTTATGGTCAGATAGTCAAAACACACTCGTCATTAAAGATTATTTGTTTAGACATGACAATGTTTGGTCACCTACGACGTATTACCCACGGTTACGGGAGTTCTTAATGCATATTCGTGAAATATATTCGTACGACGGGGCAATTATGGGAACGGATTGGTTATGTAGACCTCCGTTATTACCCGAAACTGCATACGATAGAGATGTAACCCTACACCGCGTTTCAAGAACCGTTATGGAACTTATCGATAAAAATTCAGAAAGTTTACCCGAAGGCGACTATTTGAAAATGTGTGATGAATTGAAAAAAATAAGGGACTTTATAGTATAATTTCGTGTTAAAAAATGTAGTTTTTAAGAATAGTTATTTTATTCTTAAAAATTATTATATTTTTTTAGTTTTATAAATAATTAGCCGTCGTTATCACATAAATTATACTCCCAACTTTTGTATGCCGGATGACCTTTGGGCCATCTACTAGCTGTACCGGTTGTATTTGGTCTACGTACACAGTATATATATTGGTCACCTGTTTTATTTGGGGTCCCAAACTCATTTTGTATATGATTTCTTACATCACGCTTCTGTAGTAAACCATCATCGCCATATATATGTTCAGCCCAGTCACCATCATTTACAATTTGGTCTTCCCATTCATTTCTCTTACCATTTTTAATAAATGTTGCTTTACAATCTGCCCCGTTACCAGTTTTTGCCTGTGTTTGTTTCCATTTAATTTTACTAACACCTGTAGTTCTAACATCACTCTCAGCAATTGTCCAATGACCGTCACAATTTACGTCACATGGTTTGTCTTCACAATCTGCCGTTTCTTCATGACCATCATCATACGCACACGCTGTACCTGTACCTGCAACTGGTGTTGTAACGGAATACGTACGTCTTTTCTTTCCGGGACCACACGATTCACTACACGAACTCCAATTACTAAAGCTACCAACGCAGTTTACTGGACAAACGATATCAGTATTACACTCTTCCGTTTCGTCAATGTCACCATCCTTAAGTAGGACACCAGCACTATTCGTACAGCTTTTCCCGTTTGGACCAGACGCAGGTGTTGATATATCGAACCTTCTCTTCTGTTTCCCGTCTGGGCCACATGTTTTGGAACATGTTCCAACATTTACCCAACTACCAACACAGTCAACTGATGGGGTTGAAGCGGATGCGGCCTTAGTCTCTATTCTTGCAGATTCTTCAACACTACACGCGGCACCACCATACTTTGGTTCTTGAGTAACGTCCCAAGTTCTCTTTTCTATAGCATTTGCGCCGACACCCTCAACACTCCATGCAGTCCAGTTACCAACACAATCTTTTGGTGTACACGCGACTTTTCCACACTCTTGAACTTCTTCTTCACCATCGTCGTATGGGCATGCCTTGCCCTCTCCTGTAGCCTCCCATTCGACGGAATATGTTCTTACCTTTTCCCCTTTACTATCCTGGTAAGAACATTCCTGGGTACAGTCACTCCATTCACCCCAAGCACCTGTACAATCGTTGTTTTCATCGCTCGATGTGTTAATACGTGTTCCCCCAGATCGTCTGGTTATTGAGGGTTCGTCTTCGTCTTCGTCTTCGTCTTCGTCTTCAGTATCGGTATCCGAAGCTGGTGCTAGTGCTGGTGCTGGTGCTGGTGTTGTGTTATCTATATCTTCTCCGGAACCCGAAAATGAAAGAAGTACACCTGTAGTTACTGATGATATCAGTAATAAAACACATAATACAATTAAAGCAATTGGTACCATACTGGTGTTTTTTGGTGTATTACTCATGGTACTCTTATATAGTATAAATATAAAAAAATCAGTATAAAATATAAATAAAGTATACACAAAACATAGAGGAAAATAAACCTTAGTTATTAGAATTTTAATAAAATATAAAAAATAGAATGAATAAAGAAAAACTTCAATCTATATTATCTATAGTTGATAGAAATTCAAAATCGTTTCCGGAAAATGATTATCTTGATATATGTAAATCTTTAAAAGATATATATCAAGATGAATCTGATATGGAAGACTGTGTCATTCTTCCTATAGAAAATTTTTATGATAGCATACTCGGAACACAATTTCGTATTCCCGGTGAAGAACCTTTTTACGCGGCTTTAAACTTTTTACACGAGAATAGTGCGGAAGAATGTTTAATTATAGCTAAAAAATTAAAAGTGGAAAAGAAAGAAACGTCTCGATATCCTCTTAAACGAATAACAAACCGTATTGAAAATGAGACTATAATCACATTGTGTAAAGGAAATAATATACATTACGATGAAACGAGTATGCCTACAATCGAAAAAATTAATATAGTAACGGGAAAGTCGTATATTTTAAAAGATGAGTGTCGTAAATATATAAATGCATGGAATACTGTAGCGGAGAAATACATAGAAGATTTAAATGCAGCTGAAAAATTACTTAAACTTAAATTGTCACAGTTTACGAAGTTTCACAAGATATTAGGTGAAAATTTAATTAAAATTACCGAATATGTAAATTAAAGATGTAAATTATACATAATATACCAGAGAAATATGGATATTCAAATGCGAAGAAAGGTTATGGAACTTGTTGATAATATTAAGTCGAAACTAACTCACCAAGAATATATTGAGTTTTGTACTCTTCTCAATAAGAACGATCCGTACGAACCTATTAATTTGGAAGGGGCAACGCTCGTAAAAATCAATTTCAATTGTATTGAAATTGATAACGAAGAATTAAATGTTAATGAATATACAAACATAGTTCAAGTTGTGAGTGACGAAGAAAGTGTACTTGGTGGTGCGAACTTGATTTTTAGAGGAGATATAAGTATGAAAAGATTGAGATCGCTTGCTAAACGAATAAATTGGAGGAACAATACGGATGAGTTTTTGTGTTCGTATAGAAAAAACTTTTGTTACGAAGCCATTGGTATGAACAAATGGATTCAACCTCTTGAAATTGAAGTCTTATCTCGTGATAAACAGTTTAGAAAATAAATTGAAGTTAAAAGAATTAGAAAAATGTAGTATAATGTATTGTTTTACAAAACGTAAATTATCAAAAACCGATGTTTCCATCCCTGTTTTTAGTCTCGATAAGTATGAAGGGTACGCCAAGGTGACCGACGTCTACGACGGTGATACTTTTAAAGCGTGTATCGTACTTCATAATCGCATTTTAAAATTTAATTTTCGAACTGTCGGGTACGATTCACCCGAAATGAAACCCCCGAAAGATATGAAAAATAGGGATAAACACATTTCTATGGCAAAACGCGCGAAGTATACATTTGCAAGTTTTTTAGGGTTCGACGATCGCGCAAAACATATGTTATGGAATCCGTTCATGTGTAGGTTTAGGGTAAACGGGTGGGTATGGATTTCGTGTAAGAAAAATGATAAGTATGGGAGAACACTCGTTTTCGTCTACAAAAATAAAAGGGATATGGTTTCGATTAACCAAAAAATGATAGATACAGGGTTTGTGAATGAGTATGATGGTGGGACTAAGAAGGAATTTGATTTATAATTAAAGAATAAACAACTACATTCTATATAACAATGACAGAAACGTATAATCAATCCCCGTGTGAATTCAGATACAAAATCGACTCGTGTTCGAAAGTTGTTGATGGTGATACCGTCGACGTTCTTATCGATTTGGGGTTCGATGTACTCATTCGCCAACGTGTACGATTGCTCGGTATCGATACCGAGGAATCACGAACGTCCGATAAGATCGAAAAGATTTATGGAAAACATGCTAAAAAACAGATTCTTAAATGGGTCACAAAAGCGGTAGAATCCGATAAGGACGATTGTGAGATCGAACTGAGATGTCCCGAACGCGACTCTGTAGGTAAGTACGGACGCGCGCTTGGTGAATTGTGGGTTTTGGAAGATAATAACTGGACGAATGTGAACAAATGGATGTGTGAAAAAGGCTACGCCGTTCCATACGTCGGTCAGAATAAGAACGATGTTAAGGAACATCACATGTTACACCGAAAAATGTTAGCCGAACGCGGCGAACTCGTTATCGACGAAAATGGAACCTTTTTGTCTTCTTAAATTAAGCCTTTACTCGTTTAAATTTACTAAAAAAACTTTTTTTCCCACCTTGGGACTTTCGAAGATTAATTCCGTCACCACACCCTCGACCTAAAAAGCGAAGTTGTTGTCTTCGAAATTCCTTATCAATGTCCTCTCTTATTTCACTTACTGGTTTTTTACCAAGTTGGCTCATGAATGATTTTTTGTCTAAACCATTACATATTTTATTTTTAGAATTTATATAGTTTTCTAAATTTTTACGATTTTTATCGGTATTATTATTTACCATTTATATATCATAATATTTTAATTAGAGTGTTTCGATATATACGGGTCGTTCAGATTTTAGAATAGATAGACCTACCCGTAAAAGATTTTTAACTAAACGTGATTTTACCATGATTGTCGTGTACTCTATATACTTTTTAGAATTGTTCCGATGTTTGTCGAGAACACCTTTCATTGAAAGTATTCGCGTTAGAGATGCCTTTTTACACTGTGTCGTATCCAGTAACAGATGAACAGACCTGTTCCTAGACCACACGTCACAGAAAAAGGAATCCATATCACTTGGGGAAGTGTCATCCGTTATTCTAATTTTGAAAGTATCTTTCATATTATAATAATATAGTATAATATATGGAAAAATACCTTAGACGTCTTCTAGCTATAATAGATGATAATAAACAGAACATGCGAGAGGGTGATTATATAGAAATGTGTGATAATTTGAATAAAATAAGGAAAATTAATGCACGCGAACGCATACAAAAAAGTTTTCGTACTATTATCAAATTAGCAAAATATACCATTGTTACAAAAATTGGTTTAAAAATACTATTCGATAAAAGAAAAGGAAATGACAACGACGACTGAATATTATAACGTTGTTTTAAACCCGGGTGACGTACCTATATTAGGTATAAACGATACAGTTGAGAGACCAGAACCATTACCCGAACCCGAACCAGAGCCACGAACCATAATTCATTTCGATATACGAACTATTGAAATACGTAAAATATATAAATTTTTACATTTAATCATGTTTTTATTAACATTTATGTATTCGTTAATGACAATAGAGGAGGAGGGAGGGCACTTAGTAGTTATTGATATGATAATGTCTGCAACATCTTATTTTTCGGTACTAGAAAATAACATTAATACTTTAAAAATACATGTTATGTATCTCGCGATAAATTTTACATTCGCGTCATACTATTTGTATTTTGAATATATAGTGTATTATTTTCTGTATACTATTTTAGATATATGTACAATTATACATCTAATTTTAGATAGACGTGATTATTATATAGATCATTTAATATCTGTACATTCTAACCCATAAATTACATATCCATTTTTCACCGGATTTTACGGGTGCACCACCATGTAACGCCCTTTTGGTGATATGCTCGTAATTATTTAAGGTGTTAAAGAACAAAGCGTCACCTTTTTCTAAACGGTATCGTTTCCTTATATTTGGAAATACTGTTTCACCACCTTCATACTCGTCATTCAAGGCAATTATGAATGTGTACATGCGTTTATTTTTATCATTTGGAAAACAATCTTGGTGTGGTTTATAAAAACCACCCGGTTTATATCTAAGAACTTGTAAATCTTCACAATTATCGAAAGGTCTATCTGTCATAGAAACACACTTTCGAATAAGTTTATCGACAACAGGATCTTCGGATGCCTTTATCCACGCTGTTTCACTTTTACGTATAGTTTCATCTATATCACGACTTTTAGAAACGGTCGATGTATGTAATTTTTTAGATGCAATTTGTTGTATATGTTCACATTCATCTTCACTTAATACATTTTTTATTACTCTGGGCTTTTTATATATAGGTATAAAAAACCATATAATAAGTAAAAATGATACAAAAAGTAAAATCTTGTTCATTTTCT